TGCTGCCTGCGCCCGGATTGCGTTGCCGGTATCCCACTTAGCTGCGGCATATTGCCCAGCAAGCCTGATATCGTTCTGCGTTGCCGCACTACCCAATGACTGTTGAGCAGTGAGGATTGCCTGTTCTCTGCTGAGTTCGCGAGTTGAATCGCCAGCCAGCTCTGACTGCTGCTTCAAATTAGCCAGTTTCTGCGCTATTGACTCAGCCTGAGTCTCAGCTTTCTTACCGGCAGTCAGGCCGTCCTTCGTTTCTTTATTCCTGGCTGCCTCTGCTGCCTGGAGGTCATATTGCGCCCCAGCTAATTGGCCTGCTGCATTTACCTGATTCTTGTTTCCGCCTTTGTCTCCGGCCTCCATTCGGGCTTTAGTAACCGCGCGGAGGCGCTTGTCGGTGATGGCAAGCAGTGTGTTTTCATTTTCCAGATCTTTGTTATATGCATCAGCTTTATCGCTGCGGGGTATTTCCAGACTGGTAGAGTTGAATTTATCCTTTGCGCGGCTGGCAAAGTCTATTGCGTGCCCGAATTGATTCATCAGCCCGCTAGCCACGCCAGCAGCGTCACCGTCACGCTTCAGTAAGTCGATTCCCTGAGCAAAGGTGCCATTCATCTGAGCGCGGAGAATGCCGGTTTTGCTGACAGTCTGGCTGAGCTTCTCTTGCGCTGATTCGTTCTGCGCCAGCAACTGAGTGTGCTCACTTTGGACATCAGCAAGCTCAGAGAGCGTGACTTTATAGAGAAGACTTCCCTCTTCAAGAGATCCGAGGGTGCGACGCAGCCGCGACTGCTGTAGCTCGTTGGCTTCAAGTGTGGACTGATTTTCTTTTAAAGCATCGGCCTGAGCACGGATTGACTTGCTGGCGTTGTCGATTTCAGCAGCAAGCTGAACCTGGCTCATGCTTTTCATTTTGGCAATGACGCCATCAAGCTTGTCAGCAAAGTCGATGCTTTCCTGCCGCGCCTGCTGCATCTTCTGATAGAAGTAGAAGATTCCGGCTGCAGCTATAACCGCCGCTCCAACCGGCCCACCGATAAGGGCCAGTGCGCCACTGGCAAGAGATTTAATCGTGGTAGTGGCAGTCACTGCAGCAGCTGTTGCTGTTCTGGTTGCGGCAGCCTGCGCAATCTGAGCCTCTGCATATGCTGCAGAACGCTGGATAGCCACTGACTTAGCAGCATTGAGATTCTGCAGAGCAAAGCCTTCTGCGGAGGAACCTTTAGCTACATTGTACTCAGCCTGAGCAAGTGCAAGCGAAGACAGTGCTGCTTCTTTATCCAGTAGCGCTTTGCGGGCAACTACTCCAGCCGCTGTGGCGGTGGCTGCTGTTGATTGTGCGGTTGCAACTGCCTGAGCTCTGGCGGCTAATGCGTCATCCACTCTTGCTTTGGTTGCCATTGCAAGCGCGCCGGTGAATCTACCACCAAAAATAACTGCGGCAGCAGCAACCACGTTGGCGACTACATCAAGATTTTCACTTAAAGAAATAACGCCTTGGTTAAATATCTTGATTGAAGTGCTCACGCTTGAGCTTTCGCCGACAAATTTTGTGATGTTATTTGTAGCGACCGTGAATGCCTGCCCCATGGTGAGCGCGGTGTTGGCAAATTCCTTCGCAATGGCATCACTTTGTTTCAACAGGCCATTGACCACTACCTCTGTCGTCAACTTGCCCTGTGCGGCCATGCCACGAAGCTGACCAATAGTCACGCCCAGAGAATCGGCCAAGGCAACAGCCAGACGACTGCCGTTTTCTGAGATGGAGTTGAACTCCTCCCCGCGCAGAACGCCGGACGCCAGCGCCTGAGACAACTGCGTCATGGTAGAACTGGCTTCTTCCGTGGTTGCACCAGATACGGCAAGCCCTTTGTTGATGGTCGTCGTAAGCTTAATCAGGTCGGCCGTGCTGGTTCCTGCGGCCCTTGTTGAGCGCTCAAGGCGTCCATAGAGGGTGGCTGTTGCTTCCAGGCTCGATTTTGTATCCTGAGAAATATCGAAGACTCGCTGTGTAACATCCGCAAGCTGCTCATTGGCACGTACAGAGTTGGCCAACTTGTTGTTCACCGTCACCCATGCATTGCCATATTCGGCAATCTGCTTCACGGAAATAGCAGCAGCTAAAGCTGAGGCGACTTTAGTCAGTGATGCAAATGACTTCTCTGCGTTACCAACTGATTTGGCTGTGCTATTAAAGCCCTGGTCGAGCTTGTTGAGGCGATCGCTTACCTGGCGCTGACCCTCGATAAGCCTGGCGACGTTCATTTCTATTTCATAAACGATATTTCCTACTTGCTGTTCGCCTGCCATTCTCATTCTCCGGGCATTAAAAAACCGCCGAAGCGGTTAGTTGCTATTTTGCTTTTGCGAGTCTTCGTGCTTTTTTAGCGAGATAATCATCTGCAACCTGATCGTACTCTTCCCGCGTGAACCCCTTCTGGTCAGGATATTTAGCTGCAAGCATGTGCTGAAACTCGGTCATCGTTAATTGCTCGGCTTCTGAGCGGGGCATGTTGAAGTGATTGCGGGCTGCACTGACGTAGTCGAAGGCGTTGAACTCTGTCGTCGCTTTGCCGCTTTCATGGCGTTGTAGCTGGCGAACATTGGCCTTACCGATGATGCCATGCGTTATCAGGGACTGAGCGATTAACAGCAGCTCAAAATCACCCATCACGCCCACGCGCCGCTTAAATGGCCTGCCTTTGGCTCTTGCCGGGCGGAACTCACCGATAAGAGCCGATAAATCACTTTCGCAGCATGCTTCCATTACAGTCATGGCAGCCATAAGCGCCCTCTTGCCGTAACTGCTGTTGCGTATGTGCTCAATTAACCATGCGGGAACATGCCCATAGGCTGCTGTTGCTCGTTCAACAAGTGGCGTCAGCTCATCGCTATGCAGGTCAGCAAAGGCCTGAACAATCTCCTGCGGTTCACCGATTCGACTCATCGCAGCGAATGATGGGCGGAAGAAATACTCATCCTCACCTACCATGATGAGGCACTCACCAATCTCTTTATACGGCGTCATGTGGTCTCCATAATCATTATCAAGGGCTGGAGTCAGCCCTTTGGAATGGTTACGAGGCAGTAATCGTTACTGCTGTGGTGCCAGTGAAATTGCCATCGTTCGACTTGAAGGTGATCGTCGCTGTGCCGGCGGCCACACCAGTAACCAGGCCGGTGCTATTAACCGTTGCTTTCGTAGCATCTGAGGTTGTCCATGTGCCGGACTTGTCAGTTGCATCTGCAGGCAACACAGTGCCGGTCAGCTGGCGAGTTGCACCAACTACGACTGAGGTAGTCGCAGGAGTCACGGTAACGCCTGTAGCAGGAACGCTGTCATCGGTATCTACCACCTGGATGGTATCGGCTGCCGCCACCTTGAACTCCGTGGAGAAGGTGATGATGTCGTTAGTGCCGCCGTCAGAGCTTAATGCGTTGATCAGCATGTAGCCCATGAACGTTACCGGGCCAAACTCCATGCGAACCCACAGCGTGGGCTGGCGTGCTGCCTGAATTTCAGTGTTGAAATACTTAATCAGGCGACCAACGCCATACTGGTCGAGCTTATCGTTACGTCGCACCTCTCCCTCAAATGAGATGGTGAAGTCAGCGTTAGTAACGATGTTCTCAACATAGCCTTTGGTGTCATCGGCATCTGACGTCACGCTGTTGGGCGAGAAGTCGAAGCCTTTACTGGTGCCTGCAGCCAGGGCCTTCCACTCTGACTCCTGCGGTACTGTATCGGCGCAACCATCAGCTACTTCGAGCACAATGGCGCGGCTAAACAACTTTGTGTTGTCCGTTGGGCAATTTGCTGCCATGGGTAATTCCTCTTTTGATTAACTTTCGCCGTAAGAACAGGCAAATTGCAGGCGCCAGACCATACGCCCCTCTGACGTGGGGATTGGTGATGGTATGCCACCCATATTGGTGATATGGCCGACGCAGGGGTCGCTGATAGGGTTTTGCTGCACGTAGTCGATAATGGCCTGCACGTCAGACTCTGACTTTGCGTAATCTCCTGCAGACTTTCCGGTGATCAGGTCAACAAGCACGTAATGGTCAGAGCCGATATCTCTGTCTACCGGAGTGCCACCGTTTGGACGGAACACGATGAAGCGCTGTTTCAGATCACCCGTATCAGTCCAAATGAGTGACTGAACCGAGTAACCGGAAGTCAGCCCGGCACCGATAAGAAGATTTTTAACGCGCTGATGCATTGGAGGATTCACAGGCTCATCTCCTTTTTAATGGTGCGGTCGATTAGGTCGTGAGTATCCTCGAAGCCCTTGGTCAAAAACTCCTTCTGAGCTGTCGCCCTGCGGAATGTCTGCGGCACGTTGGGGTCATGCACGTAAACCGCATAGTTAGCCGAGTAGCCAACCCGCCCGGTTAACCTCGTACCTTTGATGTCCAACTCTCGATACTGGCTGTTGATGAGCGTTGATGTGTCGATAGGCGTGTACAGCGCAGCCTGCGATGAACCGATGATTAAAGCGCTCTGAATAGCCCTGACAGCCTTCCTGCCCTGAATGTCTCCAATCAGTGCGTTGAGGTTCTGCTGGGCCTGCCGGATGCCTTTAACTTTCACTCCCATATCAGCCTCCGGTCAGAATTGCATAATCATCAGTCAGCCGCTCAAAGGTGTCCGCATAGCGAATTGCCTGCATCACCTCATCAGCGCCCGCTGCGATCGGATCAGGATTGCCCGAAGCACCAATCAGGATGTAGTCACCGGTTTCTGCCAGTGCATACTCGGTCCATATGGTGTTCTTGACCACCCTCTCGCCGCCTATCGCCCCTAACCGCTTGCTCAGCCCTCCCTGATAATCACAGTCAATTACCAGTGGCTCAGACCAGCCAAGAGAATCGCCGTACTCATCCAGCCCCAAAGGCTTCCAGATGGTCGCCTGCGCTGTATATGACCAACTGGCTAAAGATGACATGTCACTCCCTCCAACTGATTACCGTGGGCTTTTCAGCAGCGATGCGAGGGCAATTAATCCGCCACTCGCCAGCCTCGTTTACGAATCCTGTGGTCTGTTCGCTGGTATCTGTTTTAATCCATACCCGGCTGAATGCCTTGGGTAGCCTTTCCGATACAGGAATCCACATCAGCAGCCCCCCACAACGTCAAAGAACCCAACGCTGCTGCCTACATCAATCGGCAAT